CAGCTTTATATAAATCCTCTAAATATTGGTTAAATCTATCCTTTGATAAGGATTTCTTTAGTTGTTTTGTCTTTTTGGTTAAATCATGTTGTTTTCTATTTTTAATTCTACTTTCTTTTGCTTTTGAGTAGTAGAAATTTGTATTTTTAACTAATTTCTTTAATTCTCTTTGAATTATCTTAGGATCTACATATTCAACCATTAAATATTAACCCTATAGATATGAGTATATAGTTCTATATTAAGTATGGTTTTTGATACACCCAAATAAAGTTTTTGATACATCCAATTATCTATCTTTTTTAAGTATGTGAATATTATGTTGATTATTCTGTATATAAGTCTGCTGCTGCTTTTCTTTAGTCTAATTTTATTTTTCTTTCGCTTATTTAAGTTGTGTTGTATATAATCCTGCATTTGATTCTTATCTAAACACATAATGATTTGTGCCATTATTAATTTGTTTTCTAGCAAGTAAGCCAAATAAAGTGAGTCTATCAAGGCACTTAGTAAGTGTAGCCACAGTTTTGACACCAGTTCTTTTCATCAAATACTTGTGGGATATTCGGCAACCATTCGGAGCAAACTCAAAGGATTTGCAAATAACATAGATCAGCTTTTCATGGGAATTAAGATTTTTGTTATTTATTAGCTCTTTATCAAATTTTTCAAAATATTTCATTTAAACATCCCCAATTCTTTATCAATTCTTTTATTAGCAATATTTATGTAATCTTTATTTAATTCGATTAAGATTGCTTGTCGGTTTAAAGATTGTGCTACAATTCCAGTAGTACCTGAGCCACCAAAAGGATCTAAAACCACACCACCCTCTGGACAACCAGCTTTAATACATGGCTCAATTAAATCTTTAGGAAAAGTCGCAAAATGTGCGTCTTTGAAAGGTTTAGTGGTTATAGTCCAAACATTACGCTTATTTTTACCTAAAGGATTAATTTTTTCTAATTGTGTTTTTAAATTTAATCCTTCAGTAGTTCTAGTAATACCTCTTTTTGAAAAATTGCCTTTAATATTTTTTTTACTAAAAACAGCTTTCATATTTCCATTTGATTTCATTCCACCATTAGCTCTAGTGCTGCCTTTTTGATTTTTAATATCTTGACTTAATCTTGCTAATGAACTTGCTGCTAAAGGTTCTCTAATTGCATCTGCATCATAATAATATTTTTTAGATTTAGTTATTAACCATATCTTTTCATGTGCTGATGTTGGTCTATCCCTTACACTTTCTGGCATTGGATTAGGTTTATGCCAAATAATTTCTGATCTAATGTACCAACCAGCATCCTGTAGAGCTATTGCAACTCTATTAGGTATCATTAATAAATCTTTTTCTTTAATACCATTTTGAACAGGAGTTCTTGTAACTCCATAATCCTTACCATTTCTTAATGATTGATTTGTAGTAGATTTTATTAATCCACTTGAATAACTATCGCCAACATTCCACCAAATTGTAGCAGTATCTTTTAATTTAGGTTTAAAGGTTTCAAAAACTTTAACTGTATTAGTAATATATTCCTGATAGGTTTTTTCTAAACCGAATTGACCATTTACTCCATAATCTCTTAATCCAAAATAAGGTGGTGATGATACAACACAATCAATGGAGCTATCATCTAATTCCTTAATTTTATCTATGCAGTTGCCTTGAAAAAATTTAATCAAAATGATTCCCCCAACAATCCCATCCATCAACTTTCTGTCTGGCAAAGAGTTCAATTCTTGGTAGATCACCACAAAGCTGTACGATTTTATCTCTTACACAATCAGGTTTTCTGCTATGTTCTCTTATTCGTTCATAAACAATTTGGTGAATTGATCTAGTTTGTCTTGCAATTTTTCCTTTTTTTGCAATTAAACATAATTCAACATTTGATCTTGTCCAATATCCTAAACCCCAAAAAAAACTTTCGGCTTTTTTATTTTTTTTAACCCAAACAAATCCAACTGTTGAATAATCAAATCCCCATTTTTTTATTACATTAAAACATAAGTGTAATATTGGAAAAGTAACCCACATAAATAAAATACAGTTTTCATCAGCTATGTTTTTTACAGGAAGATTAGATATTTCATCTATTGTCATACAATCGTAATGTTTAGATTGATTTTTATTACCACCCATCCAATATTTCCAAGCAGGATCAGCATAAATAATATTATATTTTTTATTTGGTAGCTGCACTATTGCCTGACTCCTCATTATTTTTAATTGTAATTTCTTCTAATGACATTTTTAAAATAAATTGTGCGTAATGCTCACAACAGTAATATTTAGTTTGTTCCTTTAAATCAGCTTTGGTAGTACAATTTTTTACACAACAATCTTTCTTAGGATCACCATACATATCTAATTCCTCATTCAATTTACTTTTCCATCTTCAAATTCAACTTTAGTATTAAAAGAAAATGATATTCTTTCGTCTTTAGGATTTTCAGAATAAAATGGAAATACTGAGTGCAATAAATTAGCTGGGAACAAATACCAATCCCTTACTTCTGGATTTATAGTAAATATAGAATTATTAAATATGCTCTCAGAGCCTTCACTAAATTGTGTTTTACCATTTATTTTATGATGGTTTTTCTCATTACTGTTATTTTCTTCCATAATCTTAGGGATTTCCAAAAAACCTACACAACTCAAATGAGGTTGTTTATCTTCATCTCTACCAAAATTTGTATGAGTATGCTGTGGGTTCTGATCTCCAGAAACAGAAACTACAAACCAGGCAGATAATATTTTGATATTTTTAACTTTTTTATGTGGGTAATGATGCAAACTGTACTGCTGAATAATAGGATTAAAGAATTTTTGTTTCCATTTAAGCATCAGCTCTGGTGTAATTAAATATTCTCCAGTAACTGCTCCAACTAAATTATTACCAAAATCATGTGTTTTAGCTTTATCCTTATCTTCTCTAATTTCTTTTAAATCTTTTAAAAAATCAGAAATTAACTGCAAAGGAAGTTCAGCTTTAGCAAGTGTTGAGCCAAAAGGTTTGAGTAATTTAAAATTTATTTTGTCTGTCATTTATTTGCCTCATAAAATGCTTTTGCAAAACCTTGTGGTGTTTTACTTCTTTCTCTAGCTCTTTCTTTTGATGGTGGTAATAAATGCATTTTACTACCTTCTATTGGTTTTACTTTGTTTTTTTTTGGTTCATTAAATTCACCCCATAAACAAGTTTTTTTAGTGTAAGCCATCTCCATAATCACATGGATTAAAAATCATTTTAGGTTTTCCAATGTAATGAACTAATCTGCCAACTGGATTTTCCATAACCCAAAATTTAGGTTTATGTGCAAAAACTATTCTAAAGACAGAATCAACTATAGATAAACCATCTTTTAATGGCTCAATACCCTTATCTTTCCACCATCTAGCACCACTACCAGCAAAATGAGTACAAGGTGGAGCTGCTAAAATACCATAAATTTTTTTATTAAGTTTTTTAAAAAATCTAATATCTCCATCAAAATTATTTTCACCCCATTCATTAAAATCTACAATTTGAACATTGTAACCATTTTCTTTATATGGTTTAGACCAAGAGCCAGTTCCACCACATAAATCTAAAATTAATTTATCATCATTAAAAAATGTCAATTCCAAGCTCCATCTTTCAAAAATTTAATTGGTGTTAGTTTATCTGTAGGTATTGAATGAACTTTAGGTCTGTCAGTAATGCCAAAGTCGGTAAGAAATTTATCTGTGCCTAATACATAGCTACTATTAACAAAACCATAAATTTCAAATTTAGGACTTTTATCAACTACTAAAATATATATTTCACCAGCTTTACTGCCTTTTCTAATAATTAAACTATTAATTCTTTTAGGTAGTTGTGATCTAACTTGTAAATGAACATCATGCCAAATAATATCTGGATTAGCACCATGATTTACATGAAAGTTAAAAGAAGTATCTAGGTAACGACAAACTGATAATTCTGCACAAGCACCACTTATTGATTTTGCTATTTGGTCATTAACACTACCTTTATAGTTGTGTCCCCAATCTTGTTTTAATCTTAATGACTCAAATACCCTAGTTAATCCTGTTTGGGATGCTGCAAACAAATCGTATAAATCTAATTCTATTTCGTTCAATGTCCTAACTCCCAATTTAATTTTTCTTCATAGCCATTGTAATAATTGCCATGTTCATCAATGCAGTAATGCCCACCAACTACTAAATTTTTATATTTTAAAATTACCCAGTTCTGTCCATTACCTGTTTCGTAATTAGGATTTTTAATTACATTTACTTTTTCATTAAAAGCTTCTTCACAAGTAATTGGAATTAAGGAATAACCGAATGGTACTTTTAAATAATAATATCCAGTAGGACTTTTAACTATAAGTAAAACTAAAAAAAAAACTTTCACTTGGCAGTACACCTTTTTATAAAAGTTAATAATTTAGGATTTTGCATAAATACTTTTGCAAATTCTGAACCAATAAAAGAAGTGATTCCTTCTTCACCTAAATTAGCTAAACGAATCTTTGACTTGTCAGCTATAAAATGTCCGATCTCATGGAGCATTGTGTCTAGTAAAGTAATCTTGGGTAGCTTTTCTTGTATGGCGATAGTTTGAGTATCTGGAAAATAGCAACCATACATACCTCCAGATTTGGCTTGTTTCCTAGTTAATTTAACTACTCTAGCTTTAAAATTTCTATATTTTATCTCTTTCAGAATCATAAAACCTCTCTGTTATAAATTATTGAAAATAATGTTGCAAATAGATTATGTTATAATATACCTATAACCTAATGGTCATAGACATTATCAAAGGAGAGTGTTATGTTTAATATTTCAAAGACACCAATGGATAGTTTATTTCAAAAAGACAAATTAGAAGAACAACTTACAATACATAAGGTTTCTAGGGATCAAGTATTAAGAGAAACTTTAGGTAAAAAAATTAAGGAATTTAACAATTGGAAAGTTAAATGGTCTAGGCTTGTAAACAAAAAACATACTGATCCTCATAATTTTGGTTTATTAGAACTATCAGAATTATTAGCTGAATATTTTAACAAAAAAAGAGATAATGGATTACCAGTATTATCTTCTACACACTTTATTACCAAAACTTGCATTATAGATGTTTGTGGAGCTTTTATGCAAAATGGTCAAGTTAGATCATTTAATAAAAAAGATTATTGGAAATTAAAAGTTATTGAACATTGGGGTTATCATAAAGGTATTATTGTTAAGCAAGGTTATATGCAAGGTTCTGTAAGATTTATAAAAAAATTAGACCAAATAAGAACTAATGCCGATTATACATTGTCGGTTGTAAGACAGAAAAAAACTAAGATTCTTTATTGGGGTTGGTTAATACCACAATCCAATGGCAAATATAATATTGAAGATAGGTCGGTAATAAACGACAAAAAAATATCTGATGTTGTAACCAATATTGATATTGAAAGTTCATCTAAAATAGAAGGCATAGTTTATCCAAAAGAAACTCATTGGACTAAACCTAAAAAATAGTATTAGCGATAGATTATAATACTATTGCATTATCTTATAATATAGTTATAAAAGTCTTATATGACGAATCAACCTAAAATTTTAGGAGATTGCTATAAGAAATTCGGCTTACAACATACAAGTAAAAGCCAAAACACCATACCTGACGACATCAGATTCAGAAACTACATAGTCCTTACCCCAAAAGAAAAAGCTAACCTACCAGCCAACTGTTCATTTACTGGTGGAACTATTGCACATGAAGTTATTCAATCCATTAAATGTAAAAATAAAACATTCAAAGATGCAGTTAAATTAATACAAAATAAAATAACTAATTATGAAGCTGTAGATGAAAAAGATAAAATTAAATTTAATTATATTATAGAAAATTTAGAGCCTTTAGTTCAAAACCATTTAGATAATATTGATGAAATACCTAAACAAAATTGGAAAGCTGAACTAGAATATACTCATTGGGCAAAAGGTATAAGTACATATTTTTTAGCTTATGTAGATTTAGTTGGTAGTACGAATTTTGGGGATATTAAAAATGTGTTTGGCACATTGAGTAAAACTAAATCAGGCTATAGCTATTCAAAAAAGAAATGCCCAAAAGTCCCATATCATAGCGACTGCCTTCAAATAGCTCTATATTCAAAACTGCTGCCAAAACATAAGCCATTTCTAACTTATGCTAGTGATAGCGATAGAATTTTATTTACACCTGAAAACTGTGTGGAACTTAGACCTGAGAATTTAGATTATTATTATGAGGAGTTAGTTCTATATCAAAAGTGTTGGGAAAAGAAATTAGAACTAGCCAATGGAGATATTAAAACTTTAGCTTTGCTTTGCAAACCTGACTTTAGTGAAATTAGAAAAAATGGTTTTTGGTGGAAAGGAATAGATCCTGACATCATTAAAAGATTTAGGAGTTATTATGAATAGTACAGCAATAATAATTTTTGGTTTAATTATTTTTATTTTATTAGCTTACTTGGGAATTGTTGGAACAAATGAAGCTATTAATTTTCAAAATAAAAAAAGAAAGCATTCAAAATAATTATGAACTTTAAACAATTAATTAATCATTATGAAAGATTAGATAAAAAAGATTTGATTAAAAAATTAGTAGATAAAAATTCATTAATTTTAAAACAAGAAGATAAAATTGAAAAAAAAAATAAAGAAATTAATAATTTAAAAGAACTAGAAGAATCACACAAACAAACAAATGGTAAATTACATTCAGAAATAAAAAAACTAAAGGAGGATTTAAACAGTCCTTTAAAAACAATGAGAGAGGTTGGAGTATTATGAGTAATGTGTTGAGTAAATTAAGTAAAGCTAGTGCTGATGCAGCACCAGTAATAAAAGGTGAAAGAGTACCAGGAATGCACTTTAATCCTTTACAGCATGATGAAGTTCAAGCTGTAGCTATGAAAGCTTTAAAGGCTAATAAGCTATATCCAGTTTGTGAATATGAAAATGAAGTAAAGGATAATTATATTTTTATAAAATGTAATATGAAAATTTATGATGCTGAAGATCCTAAACAATTTATTGAAATAATAGGTTGTTCAGCTTTAGGTAAATTAGATAAGTTTGGTACTGGTAATGCTATGAGTTATGCTAGGAAATATGCTTTCCTAAATGCTTTAAATTTAAGAACTGCTTTAGATAATGATGATGGTCAAGATGCTGCACCATTCCCAAAAGCTAAACCAATTGCCAAACCAAAAACAAATACAAAAAGTACAAAAGATTTAGCTGATGCTTGGATTGAACAAATGACATCTGTTGCTCAGCACTCTAAATCACAATTATACTTTGAAAAAAATTTAACTCCTATTAGAGAAAATTATAAATCTGATCTAATATCAATAGCTGCCGATCCCTTTGAGCAATTGAGAGTTGAAACAGCATACAACAAACTAAAATCACAAATACAAAATAGGAGTACAAATGGCAGATAATTATGACAACTCTGGAGCTTTATGGAAAAGACAACCTAAAGATTCAGATGTTGCTGGAAAAAAATATCCTCAGTATGAGGGAAATCTAACAGTTGGTGGCAACAAAAAGAAAGTTGCTGCATGGCTTAATGTTGAAAAAACAAAAGATACCCAACCAGATATTAGTCTAAAGATTTCAGACTTTATGGAAAAAAAGGAATAAAATATGGAAAGCAAGAATCCCCCTCATTATCAGAAACCAATACAAACTGCTGATGCCATTATGAGTCAAATGACACCAGAAGAAAACATAGGATATTTGAGGGGTTCTGCTTTAAAACATTTATGTAGGTTTGGTGCTAAAGGTGGTCAAACTTTAGACAAAGCTATAATGGATTTGGAAAAATCTGATTGGTACTTAAATAAATTAATTAATTATTTAAAGACTTTTAAAAAAGATGGAGCAAACCTTCAAGATACACCAGCGAATGTAACAAATTTATTCAAGGATAAGAAATGAAAAATGGACATATATATTTAAGCCAAATTAAATTAGATGTATTAAAATTTATAAAATACTTACATACATCATAACGATTATGCACCGACCTATAAAGAGGTGGGTTCAAAATTTAGATTCAGCAGAGCTAGAGCTGGAGCAATCATATCAGAATTATATAAATTAAATTTAATAAACAAAAATAATCAAGCACATAGAAATATAGAATTAACAGATAAACAATTAGAAAAAATTCCAATGTTGAAAGTTAATAAAAGCTATTCAACAATGGAATTTAGAAAGTGAGCAAGGTGATTAAAGAAAGCTTTATAGAAGCTAATGTTAAAGTTGATGAAGAATTTGATAATGCAAAGTTAGCAGCAGAGTCAAATAGCTTTGGCGAAAATGCCAAAGTTAAAGTCTTAGATTTTAAAATAGAAAAGTCTAGGATTAAATTAATAAACAAGGAGCAAGATGTCCGATCCAAAGGTGATACAGGAACTAAAGAAGCAACAGGATGAGGAAGCTAGAAAGATGCAAAAGTTTAAAGTCTTTGTAGAAAAAAAGAAAAACCTGATTGCAGAAATTAGTTCAAAAATTTTGGAAGAAGAACAAAAAAGACCATTTATGGGATCATAATTAGGTTTTTTTAGTTAGGTACTAGAAGTTGTAAAAAACTATAGGCTTGGAGTCTGCATAAAATAAGGAGAGAAAGATATGTCAAAAAGAAACTACAGAGGAAGAAAAAGAACAGCAACAGATATTGTTTTAAATCAAGCTATTGGAAAAAAAATAAAAGAAGCTAGGTTAAATAGAGTTGTTTTAATTGAAGATAAAAACACAGCATCTATAGGTAAAGAATGTGGTGTTACTTTTAAAATATCACATCTTGTTGATAAAAAAAAACCATGCACTCAAACTGAATTAGCTAATGCTTTAAACCCACCAAAGACGTTTCAACAAATACAGAAATATGAAAAAGGTAAGAATGGTGTATCAACAATTATATTAATTCAAATTGGTAAATTTTTTGGAAAGCCACTTGAATACTTTACAAGTGAAGCTACAGAATTATTGGGGAAAGATAATCCTCCTAATAATAACTCTGAAAAAACTTTAGCTCCCACTATGGTTACAGGGTTAAATTAAAGTGATTATCATAATAAGTGAAAACGACTGATAAGTGTTTTGTAACCACTTATCTTTTATTTGTTGTGTGTTAGGGGCAGCTTTTAACTAGGGTTGTCCCCTTTTTTATTATGTACTTTATAATTTTTAGAAAACATAAAGAAGATAAATACAGGCATTATACTAATGAGTATTTTTTACAAAAGAAGAAGATGCCATCAGTTTTGCTGATAGAAGACTTTAAAAGAAAACAAAAAGACTTATGGAAAATTGTAGATTACAATTCTGAAAATATAAATAAATATTGGTGGTAACTAATTATTAATTAAATAATAAGTTAATGCCACCAACTCTATAATTATAATAGCTTCAATCATTATTTCCAATTAAAATGTTGATTTTGGTAATCTATATTTTCTGCTGCATTACCATTATTCTTAAAAGGTTTAATGTAGTTCTCAGCAACAAAGTTAATATCCTTATCGCCAAGATCCCTAGCTAAGTCTATGGCATTCTCTTTATGCTTTTTAGTATATGCCCAATAAGTAGCCATATAATGCCTAAAGAAGTACGACTTTCTATCTATGGGTAGTTGCACCTTATTCTTAGCTAATGCCCCCTCTATGCCCCTTATTATTTGTTCTACGCATATAAATTTACCTTTGTTATTAAAGAACAAGTAATCTTGGTGGTCTGGCAAGGAATTAATATGGTCTATAATTAAATCTTTTAACTTAGTAGATATAACTAAAGTCCTAACCCCATTCTCAGTTTTAGTAGTACCGATATGCTTTCCCTTTTTAACTGCTTTATCAATCCTAATCATTGGAACATTAGATTTAAACAATAAGCTTTTTCTATCTAAGGCTCTGCACTCACTAGGTCTGATTGCAGTTTCAAGCATAATCTTGCACATTAATTTGACCATTGGTCTATTAATATCTTGGATTATGTTAGCGATAACTTCTAACGACCATTCATCAAAATCAATAGTATTTACTTGTTTCTTAGGAGCTATAATGGTTTTTAGAAAATTCTTATCTTTGCAAACATTTTTGCCAAGCTTATCAATATCCACTTGGTGTTCAAGGATAAGGCTCATGGTATTAAAGATTTTCCTAGCAGTATCAGAATTGAATTGCTTATCTCTAATCTTGCCTTTTAAATATTCTACAAAGTCATTGACCTTATGTTTATCAATTAACCTTATATCTGTATTGGTAAAGTAAGTAATTAAATGGTTTAAATAAAAACTCATGTAATCATCTTTAGAACCTTTAGCCATTTTACCCACACTAATTTTGTAATCTAAGTGTTGGCAAAAATCTATCCAAGCTTCAGATAAAAAGATTTGTGATGATGAAGTTTTAGTTAAACCTATTTCTTCTACCATTTCTTTTGCTAAAAGTTCTACTGCACTTTTAGTTTTACCAGAAATAAATTTAACCTGACCATCTAAACCATAGTATCTAAATCGCCAAATTCTTTTACCTCTTTTAACTGTATCTTTAATTGCTAGTTCCATTATTTCTCTCCTAATTTATGTGTTGGTGTAAAATTTTTAGCTTTAACATCACTTTTCCATTTAAGATCAGCAAACAACATTTCTGCTCTTTCTTCAGACATAAGATATTGTTTCTTGTCAATTAGATTTAAAACAATAAATGGATTTTTAGTTGATCTAGGTCTAAATCCAAAAAGTGTATATTTTCTTTTTCCTTGTGATGTAGTTATGTCAGCAATCTTAGTTGTATCTAAAGGTTTCATCCAACTTTTATTTGCTTGTCTTACTTTTATCTCATGTGCTAAAGCTTTTTCTTCTTCACTTAAAAGCATTAGGTAAAGATACTTTTAATTTAATTGTAAAAGTATCTGAATCATATCTTGCAGATCCAAACTCAACATTGAAACCAAGATTTTCTTTATCAATAATTGATTTAAGTTTATCTNTAACTTTATCAATATATTTAGGTGTTATTTTATTAGTCATTTTCTCTCTCCTTTTTATAAGTTATAACTATGTTATACTATACCACTAATAGTATTGCAAATAATCAATTGCCTTTTTTTGCCTTATATTATCTAGCTTATTTAATGGGTATAAAAAAAGTATAGAGTTCGGTGGTATAGTTTTGGTATAATTACCAACGATTCTCACTATATTTTGGGCATAAAAAAAGTGCCGAAAAGAATCTTGCGATTCAATTCGGCTATATATATAAGCTTTTATGTGTTGCCCTTGTAGCTCAGATGGTAGAGCAATTGATTTGTAATCAAAAACCCCAACAACATTACTATTGGTTTTATTAACTTTTCTATGCTGTGGTATATTCAAAGTATAATTTAGCATAACGAATCTTAATTTAATTATAAGTTGTTATACTAAAATGATAACCTAAAGTACACAGCTATACCATAGGCAACTGATTCTATACCCACCCTATCCCTCTAGTAAAAACTAGAACTTGATCTGCTAAACAAGTAGATCAACCTAATCGGTTATTAATTTCCTTATCTTTATTTTTATTTATAAGGCTCTTGTAATAATCTTTTCTATCGCAATCAAAGTGTGCATGAGTCTTATCAGCAAAAGCTAAAAAGCTCATATCGTTTGTAATTTCTTTTCCACAAATTCTACAACCATTACCAACAACCATAACAGTTTGAGGTTTTTTCCAAGTTTTTTTTGTCATAAATTTTTTGTAAAAAATCCAAAAAGGATTTTATTGTCGCACCTATTCTTTAACACCCTAAAATTTTGTTGCTCTACTTTTTAATAAAAACTTTTTTTTGAAAATTTTGAAAAACCCAATGTGGTATAATGGGTAAATAAAAAAGAAAGGAGGTAAAATATATGAATAATAAAAAAAATAATTTAGCTTCACCATCAGAAGGTAAATCACCAGCATTAGATTTGGCTATGAAACTAATGTTTGATTTTCCAAATGAAATAGTAAATGAAAAAACTATTACTATTAAAATAACTGAAAGAAGAGGTTATGTTGATTATCTTGTTACCGATACTTCAAAAATACCAGATACAAAATTAGAAAGTCAAATCTGGCATTCAATTCAAAAAGTTATAGAAGAAAAGTATAAAATAAAATCTGATAGTTGGCAAAAGAAAAGAATAGACTAACTTAATAAAGGCGATCTGAAATATGGTCGCCTTTAAGTTTCTACTTTAGGTTTTGCTTTTGGTACAATTACTTTTTCTTCAATACAAGCAAACCTAATAAATATTTCATGTTCATTAATATCTTCTTTACCTATCTCTATTGTTTTATCTAAAGATTCTTGATAACCAGAAAGCATACAATCGTACCAACTATTATAAAATTCTGATGTTTGGTGTGGTGGTAAGCAACTATTACCAACTGAAGAACACATAAATAAGAATAAAGCTATTTTCATTTTTTATCTTTTGTTTTAATTTGTTCCTCTAATTCTTTTATTTTTTCTAAAGCAGCATCTAAATCTTTTTGAGAATACTCTAGCTTTTGCAAACATCTCTTATTAGCAGAATCCTTAGACTTACCTGCGTCTTGCAGTTCAGCTACTTCTTGCTTTAAGATACGAACTTGATCTTTATATTCGTTAATCAGGTCTTGGTTTTCTGACATCTATTTTTTATTATTACGAAAAATCTGTGTACCCTTAATGCCAAAAATACTTGCACAAACAAGAATCCATAAATTTGTAAACCATGTCGGCAGTGCTTGGAAATGTTCAAAGAATAAATTTATTTTTTCCATAGCTGCTGGATCNTCAGACCAGACTCCATANGCAAGNACCAAAATTGGCAGTGTGAGAATCGCNAAAACGACCTCATCCTTATAATCGTTTTGTCTAGCCTCTAATAACTTGCCTTGAAATTCTACTTCACCTTTTGCCATTTTAGCAGCTTGGGTAGCTTGTGCGTCTGCCATTAGCATTTGAGTTTCTTTTTTCTTTTTATAAATATGAGTACCAGCATTTAAAGCTAGTTTAATTGCACTTAACCACATAATATCCTCCTATAATTTGGCAGCTCTCATTTTACCAGCTAACTTACCTGCTCTAGCTGGAGTTTGTTTTGCCCATTTAGAATCTAACATTTGAAAACTAGCTTCTCCATAATCTTCAATATCAAGAGCTTTCCACATTTGCTTGAACTTGCCTACACCACCTTCACCGATTTGGTACACCATGTTAATAATAACTTCTTTAGCTGTATTATTAATTGATCTATCACCAATAAGTCTTTCGGCAGCATCTACAGTTCTTTGAAAATCTTTTTCAAAAACTTCCTCACCCATTTCTTTTGGGTACTCAACACCATGCTCATAACTATCTCCAGGTATTACTTTATGTCCATAAAATATAGT